CGTGGGCTTCCGCCTTCTGGCGGTGTGAAACTTCCGCCCTTCGGGTGCATCTCAACATTGACGTGAGATCCGATGGCAATGTTGCGCAACGTGTCGAGTGCCTTTCCAGTAAACAAGATGGGAACGAGGTTTTCGTAGCGTTCGCCGGTCATCTTGTTGTATTCCGAACAATCGATCACCACTTCGCAAAATCGATACTCGCGGGGTTGTCCGTCGGCGCCGTTGAAATTGCGGGTCTCGACCGGGTCGATTTCGTAGAGTATTCCCAATAGATCCATCTTGTATTGCTGTTAGTCTTCTGCAAAAATCTTTTTGTCGGTGATCTGTGCGTGGTGTGCTTCGAGAAAGGCGATGAACTCCGAAAGTACAAGCTCGAGGCGGCGCGCGTCTTCGATCGGGTCGAAATTGTACACGTCGGTGTAGCGTTCGAGCGTGGAGTAGCATTCGGGGGCGTGCTCGTCGTTGCGTTTAGCGGGCACGGCAAGAATCACGTCGTAAGTGAATCGGGTGAGCGGTACGCCCATTTTTGCCGCGAGATAAGGGTAAACGATGTGCTGCCAGTTGTGCCGAAACTTCCCGACGGTGAATTTCCCTGTTACCTTCAAATCTGAGATACCTGTTGGGGTGATGTAGTCGGCGAAGCCATAGAGAAGAACGTCGCCCTCGGGGAGAGATGCCACCCCTTCGAGAAACTGCTGCGGTGTGCTCTCGGTCGAACGATAGGGAGCGGCGATGCGACGGCAAAAATCTGCGGGAAAGCGATAGGTGATTCCCGAGGTTTCCTTCATTCGGGCATCGAGGAAGAGAACGGTGCCGGCGGAGGTTTCCACCTCTACACGCTCGACGTTGACGCGTTCAGAGGGGCGGCCGGTCACGATGCTGTCGATGATCTCATTGAAACACGTGCCGCGATCGGCGGCAGTGGTGTCTTCGAGCGGCTTGCGATTGATCTTGTCGAGCAATTCTTCGAGGCATTTCTGCTCGAACTCCTCGGCCGTGTGCTTCGGGTCTTCGCTAAATCCATAGTAGGTCTCCCAGAGTTCGTAGGCGTTTCGGTAGCGGCGGAACGCATCGAGGAGCGTGGGATATATTTTGTACTTGATCATAGTGGGCTGATTTTGGGGAAACGGGGGCGGCCTTTCGTCGGACGATCAGCCGCCCCCTCCCATCAAAAACGCAATGTCTGCTTATGCGGTTGCGTCGGTGTAGGTCTTGCTCTCCTTGTCGTAGTTGAGTTTCAATTCTCGCACTTTCGCACGGAACAATTCCTTGGCTTTGAAAAACAGCGACCCGCCGTGCTTCTTGTAGTTGTCGATGCGGCCTACAAAATCGTTGGCCGAAGCGGCGTCGGTGAGCAGTGTCACGTCTTCTTTCAGCGCGGCGAGGGCTTCGGTGTATTCCTTTGCTTTCTCCACGTCGGCCTTGCGACGGGCGAGAAACGCGCCGATGATGTCACGTTCGGCGAAGTCGTTTTCGGCAATCACTTCGCCCGCGGCGTTGAGCACGACGGGGAGATCCAGCTTCGAGGGGAGATTGCACGTGTTCTTCCCGTCATTGCGCGACGTGGGGTCGAACGTTACGGTGCGAACCGGGACGCCGCGCTCACTGCGCATCTCGACAAAGCCCATAAGGTCGAGGTCGGTTACGATGTCGTTGTAGTTCTTTTCGCGCAGGGCGGGGATGTAGATCGTGTCTTCGCCTTCCTTTCGGGTGTCTTGGTGGGCGACGAAAACCAAATGCTTGCCCAGACCGGCAAGTGCCGCCGTGAACCATTTGAATTCCCCGTTGATTCGTCCCCATTGTTGAATGCGGGGCTGCTGCGTTCCGCAGACGTGGCGAATGATGAAGTCCATCATTTTCCCGACGGTGTCCACGACGATGGAACGATAGGGGGCGAGTTCGGCGGGCGATTGGAGCAGCGTTTTCACGTCGTTCCAATCGGAGACTTGCACCGTGTCCGTTTGGTGTGCGCTGTTGACGCGTTGCACGCCGCCGTCGAAGTCGAGCAGCAGAGGAGCGGGAGCGGAGAGCGCGAGGGTGGTTTTGCCCGTGCCGGCCTTGCCGTAAAGCAAGAGTTTGCAGGTGGCGGGGGCGGTGATTTCGGAGGGATTTTTGATGAGTGACATAGCGTTTTTATTTTGGGTGTGTGATGGTTTTTAGTTCTCGGTGTCGCAGGGCTTCAAACTCTCGCATCACCTCTTCGGGGCTTCTGCGTTCGCGGAGCGCGATGCGGAATAATAGGGCGTTGAAGTCTGCGCGGTGGGCAAGCAGGGCGGAAAATTCGCCGTTTGTCATTTATATGTAGTATATGGGTTGTGGGCAACAGCGATCGGAATAGTCGTTCACCTGATCGGCGCGAATCTGTCGGTCGTATTCCTCCGAGGCTTCGCGCTCGACCAGCGCTTGTTTGGCGCGTTTGTGCAGATCGACCAAAAGGAGATACAGTGTGCGCGCTTCCTCTTCGCCGGCAAGGAGCGTCCCTTTTTCGATGGGCTCGTATTCGTCGTCCGTTTCGCCCAGGAGCCGGAATCGCTCGTCGTCGAGTTCCTCGGGACTTGTGTGCAGCACGTCGAACATGTCGTCTTCGAGCATCTCGATGATGTCGGCCAGTTCGTCGGAGGTGCCGTCGTGGATGCGACTCTTTACGAGGAAATCGTTTTCATATTCGAAATACATAGCGGTGCGGGGGAATTAGAGTTCGTATTCGTGAAGAGCGCCCGGGGCGATGGGCAACAGCTCGACGTGGGTGCGGGCGAACGCGGCGCGTGCTTCTCGGAGTATCTTGCGGAGCATCTCTGTGCCCTCGGGGGACTTCTCAACTCGGAAGTAGAGTTGTGCCGTTCCGTTGGCTTTCCGAATGTGAGAACGGATGAACCAGACGTGCGGGTTGCGGGAGAATTTGAAGATGAATTCTTTTCGCTCCTCGAAACGCGGTGCCGGTTTCACGATCAGAGCGTGGGTGAGGCATCTCCCCTTGGTGTCGATTAGTGGGTAGATCATACAATGCTTCTGAGTTCTCGGGTTTCCTTCTCGGCGTGTTGGGCAAAAAGCTGCTGCGCCTTGGCAGTATCGGTGACAATCTTTCGGCCGATCTGCCGAACGGCGGGGGCGAGAAATGTTTTTTTATATTTGAGAGCCGTTACGATGGAGCACCCGAACAAATCTGCGATACCTTGTAGCCCGAAGACCTTCTCCGAGGATTCGGCGGCCTTGCGCTGTTCGTGCTGTTCGAGGGCTTCATTCACGGCGTTCTTGACGATCGCTTGCAGGTCAGCGGCTGAGATGATGATCGCTTGTTCCATTGTTGTGTGTTAGGGGGCTTGTTTGTCGAACGACTCGTCGGGGCGGGCGATAGTCACCCAGCGGTTAACGCCGTCTGTTTGGTAAACGAGGCGCTCGTCTTGGTAGCGAGTCATAAATGTAATCGCGGCGCGAGTGCTTTCCACTGCGCGAATGTCGGGGAGAATGAATCTCACTTTTTCGCCCGTCTTGATGTCGCGTATCATCTGGCGGCTGACCTTTTCCACGCGTCGCAGATCGGTCGGTTCACGGAGATACGCCGTGATGCGGGCTCTTTCTTCTTTTCCTTTCATACGTTGAAATTATTGTGACCACGGGCGGAGTCGAACCGCCGAGGGAGAGTGAGAATTGAACGAGTTGCCTACCTATTTACAAGATGTGCCGCTCTCCCTTTCCGTGTGAAAATGCAACGCTTTGCACTCTCCGTGGCCGTGTGGCTGTGTCTACTCTCACGAGCGGGCAACAGCCGGAGGTATAATGGATAATAAAACCTGTGGCACGTCGGGGAATCGAACCCCGCGACGAGGGAAAAATTCAGGATAAAAAACCTCGTCAAGAACCTTTCGTGCCGTGTCCGCGTGCGTTGTCACAACGTGGCGCGGGAAATCAATTATAATCTAATGAACAGTTGTTGTGGCGAGGCGAGGAGTCGAACCCCGCGGCGAAGGAACGTCCTTGCACTAAATTGATGATGCCCTCTTCCTTGGCTCGCCGTGTCCCCTTGCAACGTCGTCGCGACGTGGCGCGGGGTGAGAAACGAAATAAGACAATGGATGTTGTCTGTGTGTGCGCACCGCCGAATGATCTCTCCTCAACCCTTCACAACGTGAAGCATCGGCGGCGCGCTGTGGGTTATAGCTTCGAGGGATTCACAAATGCGGGGATGTCCTTCCCTCTCTCTATCTGTTTGTCGATGTAGGTCCGAAAGGCTTCCTCCACGTTCGCGTCGTCAAAAGCGCCGAGCAGCTCCCCGAGGAAGTCGATTTCTTTGTTCTCTTCCACGCTGTCGACGATGTCCTTAATCTCGAGCGTGGCGTTCAGTTGTATTGTATTCATGTCTTCTTATTGTTTTAGGTGTAGGGGTGGGTGCTGTCTGCACTCATAACTTATTAGCGTTCACAAAATCGGGAAGTTCCTCCCCGTATATAGGTTTGTGCATCCACCTGTAGCGATCATTTAATTTGAAGTCCTGGGCTATGGCGGCGTATGCTATTATATCTCGGTAGAACAGGCGAATGGCGGCGTCTATGTTCTTTCTGCGAAAACGACTGAAAACCTCAATGAGAAAGTCCTGTTCTTTCTCGCGTTCCACGCTGTTGAGGACGTCATCAATTTTCACATCCGTGGTTAGGGAAATTGTTTTCATAACTTGTCAGCGTCTACGAAATCGGGGAGCGCCGCGCCCCGTACCTTTTGTGATCTGAAGTATTCGCGTAAAGCATCGGTTACGTTATCGCTTTCAAAGTTTTCGAGAGCATCGAGGAGGAAGTCCTCTTCGTCGAGGCGGTCCACGCCTTCGAGGACTTCGTCGGTGTCAACCGGCAATTCTAAGTAGATTGTACTCATCACTTGAATTTGTTTTGAGATTAGAAAAAGGGGCGCGCCGCCCGGTGGAACTACCCATTACCCAACAATGAAATGATGGGCGGCGCGCCGTGTGTGTCTGGTGTCTTATTCGTCGTCGGTGTTCACGTTGCGCTTCAAGAAAGCCAAGAGGCGAAGCACCCCGGCGGGGAACATTCCGTATTTTACTCCGCCTTTTCCGAGGAAAATCCCCAGATAAAGGCCAAAAACGCCCGTGAGTTTGAGGAGAACCGACGCCCAAAAGCTGCCGGGCACGTAGCAGAAGAGGAGAAAACCGTCTCCGAATATCGAAATCGCCACGAGCAGAGCGAAAGCCCAGCGGGCGGGGGTGTAAAACGAACTTTTCATGCTTGTGTGTGGGTTTGTGCTGAGGTGTGTCTTGCGACGTGATCACTTCTTCGCGGTTCTTTCCGTTTCTTCGTCGGCGAAAAGGTGTTCGAAGAATACCAAACCGGGAGCTATGAGATGGAGATAGCGCTCTGCGGCATCGTAATTCTTCATTTTGATAGCGCTGCGGAGATGAAGCGACACGGGGATAACTACGCGTCGGTTGAATGCCGATTGAAGAAAGATTCGGAGATTCACCTCTCTAAAACTATCGATAACTCTGATCTTCTTAAACAAAGCATTCGTTCGTTTGGCCTGGGTTGCTGCGCAGTGTCGGATCTCGCCGTCTTTCAACGATCGCGGTGTGTTCGACACGAGCAGATTTTTGATAAACCAGCTGTATTCGTTGATTTTCCCGTTGTAGAAGACCACTCTGTGTTGTTCTTCCCCCCATCTTCCCGAGTAATGAAGATCTTTCAGTGCGCGAATCGCCTCTGTGCAGTCGGACTCTTTGATTTCGAGCTGCTCTGCTTTCTCCTCGTCGAGGTGGATCTTGTCTCTCACCTTCTGAAATTCATCCATTGCTTCCACGAAGAATGCGTCGATACCTTCTTCCAGTCTTTCTAAAATCAGTGCTTCCATTGTCTTGCTTTGTTGAATGTTTGTTTTGCGTTCGCGTGGTCGTTGATTAGATCCAGCCTTCGCTATATTCGAAGTATCGTTTCGCCTTTTCCGCCGCTTCGCCTTTACCGTGCAAGGCGATCATCTTGTTTGCGTAGGCGGTATAATCTTCAAAGCATTCGAGCGCTTCGAGAACTGCAGCCTTGTCATCTAACTTCTTCCAGATGCGGATACCGGCTTCTGAGGCTACGGTCAGTTTTTGCCAGAGATGGAGCAGCTCTCCTCCGGAAAGCTCGTCCCTATCGACGTTGTCAACGAGAGCCGCCATGGCTTCAGACTTGCGGCGGATCACTTGCTTGATGATGAAGTCGAGTGCGGTTGTCATTGTTTCTTTCTTTTTGAATGCTTGTTTTTCCGCGGCTTTCGCTTTGCTGAATCGCGGGAAATACGGATATTTGCGTATTCTTTTGCGGCGTTTCGTCGTTGTTTTCAACAAGTTGCGCCGCTTGCGCTTGTAGCTTACGTTTGATTACAGTGCAAAGATACAAAGAGTTTGTATTGCATACAAATCTCTGGCGATAAAAGTTTGTATTCGGTTTGTATTTTAACACTCGAGAACCACTATGATTACGAAGGAACGCGCGGAGGCCGCGATTAAATACCTGATTGATAGCGGGTTCGCCAAAACTCAAAAAGAACTGGCGAATAAGATATCATTTGATCCCACGAATCTAAGTCAAGCGAAGAATGGTGATAATCGATATTTGACTGAGGGGCTTGCACAAAGACTTAGTACAAACGAAACAGGTATAAGTTTGTATTGGCTCTTAACCGGCAAAGGCCAAATGCTCAGTGATAGCTCTTCGCAGACAATGCCCGCCAACGTCGACCTACCGACCCAAACGGAGCTCAACGAAAAGAACGCCGTGAAATGGTACTACGAACTTGACGCGTCAGCCGGTGATGGTTTCTTCGAAAACAACGAGATAAACGCTCCATACAAATACATCAACGTGCCGGGATTTGAAGGATGTTTCGGACTCAACCTCACCGGAGATTCGATGCTCAACACTGCACAGAGCGGTGACATCGTGGTTGTCCGCCCTAGAGAGGTGCAGACGATCATCAACGGGGAGATATATCTTGTTGTCACCCGAGACTCTCAGCGAATGGTAAAACGACTCGTCACAAGCGGATATTCCGAAGACGCGATTATTACTTGCATCTCCGACAACCCCGACAAAACACGCTACGCCGATATGAAGATACAAGCAGACCTCATCCACAAAATCTTCCGCGTTGCAGGGTTCGTATCAATCAAAAGAATGGCATAACAATGAATACAGCACAAATTATAATCCTTATCTTAGCAGGGCTTTTCATTATCCTAGTCGCATACTTCTATCTTACGACTCCCCCAGAAGAACGGGAACGACTAAGACGAACGGCAGAACTCAAACGCCAATACTCATCAAGCAAAAGGACGCCCAAAAGGAAACAAAACAACGAAATCGATAAAGTGGTGCGTTCGGCTTGGGGTGTGTGCGAGCATCTATCTCGTAACGCAAAAAAGAGAAGCCGAAAAATGACACACAGTAGTCCCTACACGACCGGTCGCAAACGACGCAAATAAGAACTCACCTATCTCTTGAACCATGAAAAGATTTATCTTTACATACCTCGTACTCCTTCTCGCATCTTTCATTGTTGCGGGTTGTAGCAAATCAGAAGAACAGAAGAATCTGGACAAAGCAAATGCTCTGCTCGACAAAAAAGGGTTGCCGCACATTGAGAAACTCGACAGCGTCAAAGACTTCCTCGACGCGCACGGAGTTTCTATCATGCTATATGAGAATCTTTCAAAGATAGATAGTATTAACTACACCGTGAAAGATCGAAAATACACAAAGGAAGAGGAGAGAGAAGTTTCTGACTTGGGAAACGATGCGACATTATTCCTGGCTATGTATAAGGAGCTGTGTAAAATGAACTTAGAGAAAGACGAAAGGCCTCGATTTGTAGGCTATAAAGCGAAGATCGATAAGGATGAGCGTGGTTTCCCCGTTGATCTCTATTTTGAGAAGGATCTTTCAGCTGTGCAAGTAATCAAGTGGTGGAGGAAGCGAACAGAAAAATAAACATCCCGACGATATGAACTACGAATTGATAGCACTAGCCGTTAGAAACGAACAATGAACCACAACTACGAATGGAGCGAAGATCTCCCTGAAAGCTGCCCACCCGAGGAAGCCTATCAATGCGACGGAGAAAACTTTTATAGACTCGTCACAGGTGATCCGGCGCGAGAGTCTGATTTCTTCTCCCACCGCAAGCTATATCCCACAAGGGCATTTAAGGTTGACGAATGCCAAGCGAGAGCCGTCTCTGTCTTTTCCGCTAAGGAAGAAGCTGAAGAACTACGTAAAAAGCCGCCATTCAAGAACAAAAATACCGTCATAGCCCGTGTGACAATACGCCCCAAAGACGGGGTTGTGGCACAGACTGGACATAATAAGAAACATTACTCGTGGTGGCGAACAACGGCCTACGACATAGCGGAGGCCACAATACTATATGATAATGAGAACAATCAATCCAAAACAGGTACTCGTCTTTTACGATGAGCCTATTCTTTTCACCGCAACAGACGCAGTGGAAAGTCTCTACTTGTGTTTGTTGAGTTCTATTCCCGATGAGTACGACTGCACGGCTATAAGAATTAGCCACGGCAGACTAACTGAATACCTCTCGAAACGTGTTGATTTAAGAGCCATATTCACCAATCCCGAAATTCCGGGCGAGTACTTTCGCGTAACTCCCGACGGAGAAGAGAGTTTGGTATTGTCGCCTCTTGCTGCAAAAGAGTTAACCGAAGATCGTTTGCCGGAAGAGGGCGATTATTACGACGGCGATCTTCCGAAGCACGACGACACGAATCTATCTGCGCCATACCCGCGGCCGAACAAGCACACATCGTGGAGAATGGAAAACGCGGAATTTGCAAATTGGTCACGGGGGCAAAAGTGTATTTACGCGTCCGTATAGAGTACAGTATGAACATCACGACACTCCCCTCCCTCCGTCCCTTACAACGAAGTCACCGCCCAAGCGTGCGAAGACGCACGAAACGGAATCAGCGCTGGGCGCGTCGATACTTCGTCCTTTGACGCATTCCTACACTCCGTGCTCGATGAATAGAGCGAGCACCACTTTAACACCGAAACAATGTCAATAGAAAACATCGCTACAATCGCAACGGTAATCGGTACGTTCGTCGCCACGCTGGCCTCCTTGTTCGGAACGATTTCGTGGTTTGTCGCACGTATGGACAAGAAATTCGATGCGGTCGACAAACGATTCGATGCGGTCGACAAACGATTCGAGAAGCAAGAAGAAAAGTTTGATCAGAAATTAGACAAGCTCGAGCAGCGCGTCGATGCCAAACTAACCGACATTAAAAACGAAATCCAGCGCGTCGAGAAAGCCGCAGAAAGAGCAGACGCCACCCTCCGCACCGAATTGGCACGTCTCGCCGAAAAGGGAGAAGAAAGAGGACGGCAAACGCTACAACTCCGAGAAAAATTCAACCGCCTCGTCGCAATCCTCGAAAAAGCATTCCCCGAAATCATGTTCAACGACGTAACAATGAAAGCAAGTCCTCGCAAACTATCGCCCATCGGCGAAATGATCTACAAAGAGATCGACGGGGACACCTTCCTCAACGAAAACGAAGCGCGTCTCTTCCAATACATCGACGATATGAAGCCACGCGTCGCCCTCGACGTGGAAATGTACGCATTTTCGGCCTGCCGCAGTCTTTCGAGCTTGCCCGTCTTCGACCGCTTGAAAGACTATATCTTCAATCGTGCCGACATCGACAGCGAAAACGGGAAAATAAGCTTATCAATCGCCATTGTCTGCGAAGTCTTAGCCATCCCCCTCCGCGATCGATACATGGCATCACGCGGAATTAAAGCACAACTATAAGAAAGGGGCGGAGCATTATTGCCCCGCCCCTTACCTTTGAACTTGAACCTTTCGTCAGGGCTTGCATCATTAGCTTGCAACCTTTCCGCCTAACTTGCAACCTTGGCTTGCGCGGTTTGCTCACCTCATATATAAGGTGAGCAAAACTGAGAACACTTAAACATAGCCCACCAGCTAAGCATTCACTTCCTACATAATTCATCGATAAGCACGCCGACAAACGAGAAAGTGTGCGTAAAACCGCTCGATATTTACGCAACCACCTGAAAATCAGTATCGTATTTATTTCTTCCGAAAGTCACCGAGCATTGAAATAAGCAACAATGCGTTTGAGAAATCCACTGATTCTGCCCTTTCTCTTTGGCTAGTGTTTAATTAGGTTTGACTATGCACAAATGCATTCAATCAAAAACCGTGCGTAACTTTGCGCACACACTTGAAAGACAATATGGCAGTAAACTTTTATCTTGACAAGCGAGCAGACAAACATGGAGATTGCCCCATACGAGTGAGCATCTCTATTTTTGGGGCACGGTTTATCTCTTCAACCGGCTATAAGGTCGCACCTGCGAAATGGGATCAAAGCAAACAGCAGGTTAAAAAGGGATCGACGGCCGGAGCGGGGGTCACGTACTCAACGATCAATGCTGCGCTGGCTAAACTATCGGAGCACTTCAGCGCATACGAGCATCAATGTATGCTGGACAAGATAAAGCCCACAAGCGCCGAAATAAAGAAAGAGCTTGCAGAGCACTTCGCGAGGAAAAAGACGACGGGAGGAAAGCAAGCGCTCATCTTCGATTATTTCGAACTCTACTACTCTGAAGTGCCAAAGCAAAATCAATGGAGCGTAAATACATGTAGTGTGTTTCGAAATATGGTAAACCTCGTAGATGAGTTCGACAAGGATTTGACATTTCATCGCCTCTCCGAAAAGCGATTAAACGACTTCGTGGCATTTCTGAGAGAGCAAAAGAACATGAAAGATTCGAGCGTTAAACTCGTCGTGGGGACTCTCTTCTGGGTTCTCCGTTGGGCTACGAAGAAAGGCTACAACACAAATTTGGATTATCAAAAGTTCTCATTAAAGACGAAGACACCGCAGAATCCGATTGTGTTCCTCGAATGGGAGGAGCTGATGAAGATTTACAACTACGAGTTCCCTCCTAAAGGTACGAGAGTTCTGCTGAAAGACCACAACGGCCAAACGTATGAAAAGCAAATCGGGAAGTCAACGCGTATGCAGTTCGTTCGGGATTTCTTTTGCTTCTGCTGCTTTACATCTTTGCGCTTCTCTGATATGCAAAATCTAAAGTGGTCGAGCGTGTCAGAAAACACCATTACAATTACCACAATAAAAACCTCATCGACGATCACTATAGAACTGAACAAATACTCTCTCGAAATCATCGACCGATATCGAGGGATGGACAACGAGTACGTCTTCCCAAGGATAACTAACTCAAAAGGTAACGAACTGATCCACGCTTTATGTGAGCTTTGCGAAATCAACACCCCGATAACAAAGACGTACTACAAAGGAGGAGAGCGTATCGAGGACACGCGGCCAAAATACGCCTTTGTTGGGACGCACACCGGTCGACGAACCTTTATTTGCAACGCCCTTATGATGGGAATTCCCGCTAACATCGTGATGAAATGGACGGGGCACAGCGATTACAGCGCAATGAAGCCGTATATCGACATCGCAAACTCGGCAAAGGCGGAGGCGATGGCGCTATTCGACAAGAGGTGATTTTGGACGCATTTTGGACGGATTCGCAACGAGCTTATCTTCAATGATTTGCCTTCAAAAAAACGCTCAAAAGACCCTTGTGACGGGTCTTTTTTCGGCACATCTTGGACGCGTTTTGGACGTATTCGAGTACCATTTTCGCGCGCTCACGAAAAAGGTAAGCCCCGCTGCTCGTGTATTGAGCAGCGGGGCGTTTCCGTCTATGTTCGCCGTTTCAGCGCATAGCCGATCAGGGCGAACACGGCAAGGAAGACAATAAGCGACAACGGCGGCCAGAGGAAACCGCTGTGCGACGTCTTCTTCTCGTTGCGCGTGTCGGAGTGGTGCGAAGCCGCGCGAACAGTGTCCACGCGCGAACGCCAGACCGTGTCGCGGCGAACGTGCCAGCGGACGCGGGTGCGCTCTTTCACGAGCGTAGCGCCCTCAAAATAGACGCTGTCGTGGAGAAAAACGCTATCGCGCACGGTGCGCAGCTCGCGGAGTGTGTCGCGGTGCACAACGTGGAGCGTGTCGCGGTGCACGGTTACGCGTTCAACGGTGCGCGTCGTCGTGCAGCCCGTGAGCATACTCAGCACGACGGCAAAGCACAGCGCGCCGACGGCCGCCAGGACGTACAGCGCCCAGGGGTCGGGAGGTGGTTTTCGGTGATTGCAATTCATCGGAAAGGTGGAATTTGAAGAGGTGAACAATGTAAGCACCGCGTTCAATTCTTTCCAATTTGGAAACGGTTGGAAAGGATTGGTGCGATTTTGAACGCTTTACGCGCCCTTTTCGCCCGAAATCAGATGATTTCTTTCCAATCTCCCGTTTTTTGGAAAGAATCGGGGCGCCACGTTCTCCGGGAAAATAAGAGGATTTCTTTCTGCTTATCCGATTTTGTGAAGAATCGGGGCGACCATTTCGAGGACTCCCTCGGAAAGGTCGGCGGACTTCTCCCCACGAAACGGAAAGAATCGGCGCGCGGGAGCGAACTACCGAGGAAAGCTCGTCAGTTGGTCGCGGAACGTGTGATCGTAAGCTCAATTTCTTCGCCCTCGGCCTGCGCCGCGCGGAGAAAGACGAGCAGATGTTCCAACGTGGCGCGGCTGTTGAGCACTTTGCCCCGTTCGCGGTTTTCGCCCACCAAGATGCACCCCTCGGTGTCGGCGGCCGTGTTGCCGCTGTGGATCAGTACGCCCGCGTATCCCTTCACGCTGACAAGACGCGGGAGGACACGCCCGAAACGCGGCGAACGTGTTTGCATGTCGATGCGATACGTGCCGGTGGGAATCGCCGTTGCGACTTTCACTTTGAGCGCGGCGATTTCGTCTTCTGACATCTCGTCCGACAAACCGCGGTCGGTGTCTTCGAGCGTGTCGCAAAAATATCGGCCGTTGATTTCCATTCGTCCGATGGTGTAGCCCGCCTTCAGGGCGTGGCGTTGAATAAGGATTTGCATTTGTCTGTTGTTTTGGTTGGTTTATACTTCGAGGTATGCGTCCATGTCGCCGCTTTGCACGTCTTTGATGCACTCGCGGAGATACCAGATGGCCTTCTCGGCATCTTCGGCGGCTTTGCGGCGCGCTCCTTCAAGTGTTCCGTCGTGCTTGTGTCCGCAGCGCCAAACGTATTTCAGCGCGTTGCCCAGGCAAAAGGGCATTCGGCGCGCCACGTCGATGCATTCCGCGCCGCCGTGGTTGTAGTGTGCGGGGTGGTCGACGGCCGTGCTTGCGGATTTGGCAACCGACGGCTCCCGATCTGTTGTTTTTTGTTCTCTCGTGTCCACGTTTTCGGGCTTTTGGGTGTGTGATACGTCGCTCATGGTCATTGTTTTGCGTTTTCGGGTTCTTGATTCTCGTCCGCCGGTGTTTTCTCCGCGGGGACGATGTCGCGGTTTTGGGCCTCATTGAAGACGGCGGCGGCAAACTTCTGCGCCATCTTCGAAAGGTCGTGCTCCGAAATGGTGGCTTGCACGATGTCGTGGAGCTTTTCGATTTCGGCCTTCTCCCAGGCCTTCTCCCGAATGCTCCAAAACTCGCACAGCACGCACCAGGCCGCCCAGCCCATCGAGAAGTAAGGCGCGGCGCAGAGCGGGGAGCCGATGATGTCGATAAGCGAAAGCACGAGAAACGGGACAAGGTATTTCACCGCCTTTCGGCTTGTCATCTTCAGCCCCCGCGATGTCGTGGGTTGCCCGCGTTCGTGAGCTTTGCGAATGCCGAAGAAGAGGTCGAGCGCCATGGCGATCAGTATTGCCGCGGTGCAGAAAATGATGAGCACGATGTGGAGATACAAATGCTGTTCGGCGAAATGAATGAGTGTCTCTTGCATTGTCTTGTTGTTATTTTTGTGTTCTGTGAGGGTTATTCTTCTACGATCCAAAGGTTGATACCACGCTCGTTCCCGATATTGACGTTTCGGAGGAGCGTAAGGCGAACAGTTTTACTTCGATTGACGCTATACTCAGAAAGAATGCGCTCGGAGTAGTTACCGAATCGGTGGTTCGACTCTCCAACGGGAGGGAGAATATTCATCGTGCCGCGCCCTACTTGTGTGAAGACGATTGTTTGGCCTTCGGATGCCTTCGCTGGCAAACGCACGTCGATGTCGACGAAGTTGTCGTGCAGCCCGACGACGCGTGTATCCGACAAGTTGAGCGACACGGCGTTATTGTTTTGTTCGCCTACACGCTTCAAACCTACGACAAGACCGAGGGCTTTAAGATTGACGAAATACCCGCCGAACGCTTCGCCGTCCCCTTGATTTATCGCATACCCTGCGACTCCGACCGCAATTCCGTTGTCTGCGCGTGTCATTCGTCCCGAAATCGCTTCGCGCCTTTCATCACGAGGGGCGCGTGGGTCGGGAACGTATTCAACAACTGACGATACCCCCTTCCAGCTTAGCGTTGTATCGGCATTGTACGTTTGGCCCGATGAAACAAAGCTTGCAGACGTTCCTAAACCGCCCGACGACGCTTTGAGAACGATGTCCGACAATGAACTTTCAGCCCCTTTCGGCTTGTCTTCAATATAAGCCGAATGTAACCACAGTTCATTATCCCGCGCGTCCAATCTGATGTGCGTCCGCGTGTTGTCTAAGTCCGAAACCAAATTGCCGTTGCTCAAGATCCAGCGTCCCACATTCGCGTGCTCGGCGAGTAACAACTGCGTGGCTACGCTCTCGAAACTTGCGCCGAAGTCGTTCCACATCGATTTGTCCGTGGGAGCGACACCGCGGAACGTACCTGCATCGGTTCTCGCAATGTAGTACGCCCCGTTGTGAAATACTGCGTCGCGGCGGTGCTTCGTGCCGTAATACTCTTTTGACGCGTCCCATACGCCACGATACACCATGGCCGGGGCTTCGCCGTCGCGGCCGTCCTCGGGAGTTATGCGCGTCGGCGTGCTCCAGCGGTCGAGTAGCGCTGTTTCGTAGCGGCTTACCATGGCAGAGGTCATCCACAGGTATTGCCCGACTCCGACAACGGGCTGCGCGATGTTCCATCCGTCGGGCGTTCGTCTATCGGAAGAGATTGCAGGCGGTTGCGTGGGCGATCCGTTCACGGCAAAGCGAAGTTCGCGATAATCGGCGCGAAGATCACGCTCGGAGGGACACCACGAGGTGTCTATCGCTCCAACTTCTAACTTCGGGTCTACAACGTTCAACGATGATTCGCCCCAAGCACGGATATAGAAGTACTGTCTCGGGGAGGTGATCGTCTTCACTTTGAACGAAACTGTCACTTTCTCGTACTCCCACGACTTCTTGTTTTCGGGAATGTTACCCGCACCGCTCGCATTACCCGTTTGCACGCCGTTCACTTTGGGGGCTTCGGCGAACTCTATACCCGAGAATATCCACGTCAATGTTCCACGGGCTTGCATCCACGCGGAGAAGGTATAGGTTTGTCCCACTTTCAAGACGGAGGTAATCTCTTGCACGAGTAGGTCTTTGAATTGCCCCTCTACAAGTTGGCTGTACCCGAACTGGGTAGATTTTCCGTTGAACGAGTAAGCACTTTCTGATACGTTGAACGTCACCCACGGCACGCGGCTTTCAAAGTTTGTGCCGTCGAGAAGATTCGGATTCGGTGCAAGTCCATCCCCTCCTCGCAGCTGCGTCCACGTATAATCACTGTAGGTATGGCTTGCGATCTCGTCGAAATCGGAGTAGATACCGAAGTAGCGGAAATCCTCTACAGCGTTTCGCCCGAGGTCTTTTTCCAAGGTGAAGTCTTTCTCGCCGTCTGGGCTGTTGGCATAAGCCATGTGTATGTAGCTCGTGCCCCCATCGTCGCCCGCTTTTCCCTTCTCTCCGCTCAAACGGCCGTAGGTAATTTTGCCGTTCGCCGCGGTAAGCCGATACCAAAGCACCTCGCCCTCGCGGAGGGTCGGGGGCGCGTCTTGCCACGTTCCCCGAATAGTTGGGGCGGTCGTACTCGATGCGGTGGCAAGTTGTGAAGACGCGGCGAAATCATAAACGGGGCTTTTGCCGTCCGCTCCCGATTCGCCCACCACGCGCAGCGCACCGCCCCACGTCGTGCCGTTGCCCGTACGCATCCACACATCGCCCGCGGCGAAATCGTCGTGCCACGTTTGCGCGTCGGCGCTGTATTGCGCCCGAATGCTCGTGCCGTTCGTGCCGTCCTTTCCGTAGTGTCCAATCAGTCGCACCACGGTTTTGTCTGTACCGCCATCGGTATACTCCGAGCGTTCGTAGCTCCAAAGCCACGGGCACTCCTTCGTGGGCTGCGGCGCGTCCTCCGTCCACCCGGACGTGTCGGGCTGCGGCGCGTCCCTCTCGGTGGTCAGCATATAGAAAGCGCGCATGCGGCTCACACCGCGCCCGTTGTCCCCTTTGTCTCCCTGCACCTTTGCCCAAACGTAGCGCGTGGGGTCTCTCGATGCATCCTTGTTCTCGTCCGTATAGGTTCCGAGGTAGGCGAATTTTTCGCCCTTTGGATCGAGTGTACACGGATTGCCGTTTGGACTGTTGGAATACGCCACGTGCGTGTAGCTGCTCTTGCCGGGGGCGCCTTTCTTGTCCATCTCCGACAAGCACCACGGGGTCGCCGTTTCGCCTTCCTCTAACTTCAATGCGGAAAAGTAGGTTTTAGCGTTGTTATCCATACAACGCAGCGTAATTCTCACCCCTCCGGGTATGGTGTCCGGGGTCGTGAACGTATAAGCGTACCGCGTCCACTTATTCGGATCGGCATTCGTGCAAAGTGTATCTCGATTTGTGGAAGCAGAAAGCCACCAAAGCACCAATACTCCCGGTGCGCCTTTTGAATAGACCGAAAGCGTGTAGGTTGTGTTGGGGCGCAACAAACTTGCGATATACAAGATACCTTGTATCCACGTTTCGTTTTTATGTGCGCCTACTGCTTGTGCCAAAGGGTGTACCTTGTCTTCTTGCGATTGATTGAAAACAAAGCGCTCGAAGTCTTTCCAATTTCGCACGTCTTCCATATTCCGAAAGCTCGTGCCGTCGATAAGGTTTGCCCCCGTCGGCGGTGCGCTCTTACCCGCGTCGCCGTCCTTGCCTTTCACCCCCGATGCCGAGATCGTCCACTTCGTTTTATCCGTCAGCGGAGCACCCGAGGAGGAACGTTCGCCGATGTAGCGATAGGTCGAAACCACACCCTCCGCGTCCGTGTGGCGCACCTCGTCGCCGTTGTAGTACGTCGTCGTTGCGTTCCACTCACCGCGATAACAAGCCAACGGCGAAGTGACGCCGCCCTCGTTCTGTACCAACGTGCCGCGAAGTGACAAACGGCCGTTCTGATAAACCAACGAATCGCCGAGCCGCATTTCACCCGCGGCGAGGTCAAAGAACGAGCGGCCGTCGGAAGTGGCCACACGATCCGTGGTGATACGTCCCGGGAGCACCTCTGAAAATCCGTACAAAGGCGCGAAACTGCGGTCGCCGTCGTACTCGCTGTTGAGCACCCCGACCAAAAGATGATAGTTCGTCGCATCGCTCTCGAAACCCACGGGCGTTTCCTTCAGCACAAACTCCGCGCGGTTGCCGTTTCGAGGGGCGCGAACATAGAGATAGTACTTCTTCGCCGCGTCGTCAAGTCGTCCGCTCGTGAATGCCGCCACGTCCCAAAAGCGATATTCCGAGGGGTTGTGCTTGGCACTCACGGTGCGAATGCCGAGAGTGAGGTGTTGCAAGATGCCGCTCGCCGCGTTCACCGTCTTTGTCTTCGCGTTGTAGGTCACGGTGTGGGGAACGGGCGTCGGGTTCGTACGGCTGCCCACAAATCGGAATTGCAGACTTTCGTCGCCGACGAGGAGCGACATGGTTTGCACCGCCGCGGGGCTGATGGCATTAGTGAACCGATCGGAGAGCGCCGCCCCGATCATTTCGGCCGTCTCCTGCGCGTCGCGGAATCGGCGCTTGCTGTATTGCAACGCTTCGCGGTGTTTCTCATCGACGGCCACGGCCGCACTCTCCAGCGCCTTCAACGTCGTGCCGAACGAAGACGACACGGGTGCGTTCGAGAGTTCGATTTCGGGCGAATGCGGCGTGTTGATGTAGTCCTTGATGCCGACAATGCGCACGGCCACGCCCTCGGGTTGAAACTGCTTGTCGGAGAAGAGAATGAACGCCCCGATCTTCAAGCGTCCGCCGACGTTCGCCCAGTTGCGCTTTGCCCAAATGCCGTCGAGTGTGCCGGTGAATGAAAACTTCGGGTCTTCGTGGCTGTACAGATGTTTCACCGCTTTGCGCAGCAAGTCCCATTCCGCCCCCGAACGCGTGGCGGTGTCGTTGATGTAGGCCTGGGGAAGCATGCAATGAAAGACGGCGTACTTGTCGCCCACGCGGGGAACGAACACGCCCCCGGGCATTGTCATGCCGTCGATCTCCTGCGGCACGATTTCAAAGCGCCGCGGTTTCTTGCCCGATGCCGTGTGGGCGTATTTAACTTCAAACTCGCGCCCCGAAAGCATGCCACTTTGAAAGATCACGGTCATCTTTTCGCCCGCGATCAAGCATTGTTCGAAGTCGAGCGTCTCGGGGATCGTCGGGTCAGTGAAGTCGTAGAAGTGGTTTTTCTCGTTCGCCGTGATCACCTCGCCCACGGTGCCGACACGACTCGGATAGATGTCCGTCAAATCCACGCTGTCCTCCGCCATCGACGAAAGAGGACGGTCGGCGCGTTGCAAGGAAAAGCCTTTTTCGTCCGTGCGGTAGCGGCGGGCGTGGGTGGCGTCGTAGCCCGTCTCCCCTTCGAAGTGCGCGCCGTCGTAGGATATGGCGGCATCGACGGGCAAATGCAGCGTGCTCGCGCCGTACTTCGAGCGGTCGATGTTGCGTTCGCCCCCTTGCACGTAGAGAATCTCCGTCGGTACGCTGTCTTCGCCGTTCGTTCGCGCCACCCCAGACACAAAGCCGTTGCCCTTGCCGTAGGAAAGTGGCAGGGCGTTTGCGCGGTCGTGTTCCACGGCGCCGAGCGAGATGCGTTTTCCCACAATCTCATACTCCGTGCCGAACTCCTTGGCGATCATCGCCAGGGCATCGCGGCAAAAGGCGTGATCGTAGTTGACTACGCGCTCGGGGCTGTCGATGCAGGCGCCGAGTGTCCAACCCGAATCGCGGCGATTGAGGTTGTCGACAAGCATTTGCAGGTGTTCGTGGGGCTTGGCCGTGAGTGAGAAGCGCAACCGCCCGTCGACGGTGTTGCGGAACTTCCAGATCGACATTTTCCCCTGCTCGGCCACGAGTTCGACGGTGTATTCGAAATGCCGCGTGTGGTGCATTTTGAGCGACTCGGGGTGCATCAGCGTGTAGCGCTCGCCGTCGTGCTCGCAATAGGCACCGACGGGGATTTCCACGTGCTGAGGAAGGGAAAAATAGAGCGTGAGAGAGTTGTCGCCCATAATCGCGCGGTGGCGATAGGAGTTGTCGTCGGGCATCACGTCGAGGAGTGTTTCGCCCGTGGGGGAATAGATGATCATATTTCGTATGAAGAATAGGAACTACCTTCGAAGAAAGTAAGGGTGAGGGTGAATTGCAGCCACGGCCGCGGCTCGTCGGGAATGAAGTGGTCGACGCGGCACGAACTGTAGTAGAACGGCGCGTCGTTGTAGCGTCGCGTACCGGGGCGGATGAGATCGAAGAGCAACGCGTCGTAGTTTCGCCAAAGTTCGGCGAGGGTGTCGGCGCGCATCAGGAGTTGCACTTGACGGTCGCCGCCTTTCTCTCGAAACATGGCTGCTTTGTCGTAAAATGCCCCCGCTTTTGTCGAAAACTTGCGGAGTAATCCCGTCTTCACCTCGTTGCGCTGCTCCATCTCGTCGACTACGTCCCCGAGAACGCGGGCGCCGTAGTCGGCAAAGGAGCGTTTCGGGCTTTCGGTGATCACGAATTTGTCGCGGCGCGAGGTGCTGAGGATTCGCGCGCACTCCTTTTCAGCCGCGGGCGGTTGATAGGTGTAGCCTTTCATCGGGGTGTCTTCGGCAAATTTGAGCCCGAAGGTCGATGCGTGGGCGCCGCCGGTGGGCGCGATGAAACGCAGCGACCAGGAACGTCCGATGCTCGGGGCGCGCACGTCAATAACGGGAGACACTCCGAGCGTTCCGATGACTCTATCGTAGTCCTCTTGATAGGTGGAGGAGAGTCTCAGTGTCACCTCGCGCGTGTCGAGCACGGGGTCGGAGAGATCGGGGTCGAAACCGAGCTCTTCGTACCAATCATTCGCGGGCGGAGTCTTCAACGGCGGAAAGGCAATCAGTTCGTCAAAGCCCCCGAAAGCCGTGCTGGCGTAGGTGTATTCCCGAACGTCCGTTTCGCCGAAGAAAAGCCGTCCTGAATAGTCTAATGCGTTCATTGCTTGATCTTAATTCCTTTGAGGGCGATGTCGCCGACGGTGTCTTTTACGGATTTCAAGTGCTGCTCGACGACCGTAAGACGCGCGTGGACGTTGCCCGTATTGCGTTCGATGCCGACCACGCCCTTGAGTATCTCGTTGGCCGTCCCGAGGAGCATTCGGGTATTCTCGGCGATGTTGTAGGTGTGTCCTTGCACGGCGGTCATTCGTCCGTTGAGTTCGTCGACGGAGTCCTGCGACGCGGTGGCGATGCCCTTTTGCGAGGCTTCGCGGCTTGCGGCGCTGTCGGCGGTGAGATCGATGCCTTTCTTTTTCAATTCCTCATTGGCCTTTGTGATAAAGCCCGTCATTCGCTCCTGTTCCCCTTTGACCTTTTCTGTTGCTTGAATTACGGCCTGGAGAATCGCGTTGTCGTCGCCCGTTTCATAGGCTTTTTTCACCAACTCGGTTTGCTTCTGAATGACGGGTTGGAGAATGGCCGTTTGCATCATGTCTTTTACCACGTTGCGCATCACCTTCTTTGTCACGTCGCCGAAAGCTTCTGCCGCGTCTGTACCGCGTTCGAAAGCGTCGATCACCGCGTCCATAATGTCCGACGCATAGTTGCCGAAGATACCACCGAGATAGTCCTCCATCTGTTTGAGCGCGGCTTCGTAGTTCTCCTCCGCCTTGATCAGCGATTCGAACGCCTTTTTGCCGTCTCCCTCAAACTCTCGGGTCGCCGCGATGCTCTTGGCGAGTTCGAGATTGAGGTGGCCGTTGGCTTTGACGAGGTCTTTGTATTCGGCAATCTGTGTCAATCCGCTATACAAGTCGCGCCCCTTTCCCAAACCGAAGAACCCCGATTTGGCGTGGCCGGTCTTCACGCTGATCATCCCCAGCCCGTAGTTATCGCCCTCAGCCTTCGGGTCGAAGAGAATGCGGCCGCCCGCCCATTGCTCTTTCTTTTCGAGAGAAAAGCGATAGTCGGCCAGCGTTTTGAGGTCGCCCTTGATGCGCTTCTTGATGTCTTCGTCCCAATCCTTTGCGACGAGGAGCGCACGGCGTGCCTTCGCGTATTTGTCCGTCCCGAAGATCGTTTCGAGGTCGCGGGCTTCGAGGCGTTCCTGCCGCAGGAGTTCGTTGTATTGCAGTTGCTGATCGTTGATTTGCTTCTGAATTTCGAGCAACGCCTTCTTGTGTGCAGCGGCCGCCTGGAAGGCTTTCGTGACATAGCCGATGGCCTCGCCCGCCGCAGCCGCGATGCCGCCCACAATGCCGCCCTGTGCAAAGCCCTTCCCGATGTTCGACACGGTGGTCATGGTTTCGGTCAGCGCGTCGGCCTGCTCGCTCAGGTTTTGACTTCCCGCGGCTTCGAACATTGCGGAGAGCTTCGCCGAAATGGGGGCAATCACGTCGGCCGTTGCAGCTGCTGCCGCCGCTAACTTCTTCAGACGCACCTCGAGGGGTGGGAGATCCTCTCCCTGTTCGGGCTCTCGGAACAAGTCGTTGATGGCTTCGCCCAGTGCGGCAAACGGGTTTTCGGTCTTCACCGCGTCCTTCAATCGCTTGAGTTGATCGGTGATCTCCTTTACCTTCTCGGGGGCTTGTTTGAGGTTGCGGAGTTCTTGCGCCGAAAAGCCGAAACTCGGGACGATCTTCTCATCGGACGTTTCGCGGAGATAGGCCAGGAGTGATTCGGTTTCGGTGATCACTTTGTGCAGTTCCTTGCGGCTCTTCTCGGCAGCGTCGCCGAAGAGGTTCACGAAGAGTGCGGATGTCTTCTTTGTGCTCTCGATTTCCTCGTCGTTCACGGCCTTGATGTCCTTCTCCTGCTTGCGCTTCGATTCTTCGAGGGCGCGTTCCTTCGTGCCGGCGATGTCTGCGAGCTTTTGACTCGCTTCCTTTTCGCGCTTCTCGGCCGCGGTGTGTGCTTCGGAGTCGAATTTCGCGAGGGCGTCGTTCTTGTCCTTGCCCGCCTTGGCGATCTCTTCTTGCAGTTCTCGTGCGTATTGTGAGAAATAGTCTTCGATTGAGGCGCGCTTCTGTTCGCCCTCTTTCGCGATTTCGGTGCGTCGTGTGTCGTAGTCCTGAAACTCGGCAATGGCGCGCTTGTAGAGATCGCCCGATGCTTTGACGCGCGTTTCTTCGGCTACGCTCTCGTATTGCGCTAGCATCGCTCTTTGTGACGGATCGAAGTCTTTCTCCGTCACGTTGAGCTTGTCGCGATATGCGTTCTCTTTCTCTTTCGTCGCCTTCGGGTTCGCGATTTTCCATTCGCGCATTTTGTTCTCCTTGATGGCTTCGACCATTGCGTCCGAACGCTTCTTGTTCTCGAAGAGCAGGCGTTCGTAGTTGAGTTCGATCTGTTGGCGCTCTTTCTCGTACCCGTCTTCGAGGAGGTTGATTTTGTTTTGGCGGATTTCGAGACTGCTTTCGTATTCCTTCTCGATGATCGAATCCTTGTACTTCTCGATGTCCTTTTCGAGGTCGTGCTTTTCGAGTGCAATGCGCTTGCGCTCATCTTCGGCTTTCTTTCGGGCATCGGCGGCAGCTTTCGCTCGTCGCTTGGCTTCGGCCTTTGCGTCTTTGGCTGCTTGTTTGCGTTGTTCCTCGGCTTTCTTTCGGGCGGCTTCTTGACGGGCGGCTTGAATTTGATGTGCTTTTGCGTAGTTAAGAGAGTTTTGTTCCATCTCTCCTACGGACATCGTTTTGCCGTTTGAGAAAACAGCAACCTTTTGTCCGTTTTTCCTCATATCCTCAGCCGTCGAAGAGAAGTATGCCGCCAGCCTGCGGGTTTCTTCGAAGTCCATTTTGAGCATCCACGC